GGCGTTGTAGTCGTTGTTTGACCCGGCGTTGTAGTCGTTGTTTGACCCGGCGTTGTAGTCGTTGTTTGACCCGGCGTTGTAGTAGTCGGTGTGGGTGGTGGAGGTGCTGCTGTATATGCTCCAGATCCAAAACCAGGAAAATTACCATTATAAGTTGTAACTTGTACAACTAATCCATCCCAACCCGGATCTGATGTCCCGGTAGCATATGTACTATAATACCAATCACCAATGGTCAATAGAATATCACTATTTGCCATCCCTGCTGAATATTGAAATACTCCAGTAGAGGCATTATAGAAATCACCAGAATAATAAAATGCATCAGCCATAGTTGTATTTATTCTGCTACTTTAGCTTTATATGCCTTTATGAACGCCTTTACATACCCTATAGAAATTCGGTCATTATCAGCGTATTTAAAACTTCCACCGATCTTCTTTGCTAGTCCCTTAAATGATGCGAGGTCATTACTAGAACAATCATAATTTCCACCAACGACAATGGGTCCTCCTACAAGATCTGTAAGATGCCCATTAGAACAGTTAAAATCACCTTCTACTTTTTTGGGACAACCTTTAAGAGTTTTGCATAATGGGTTGAATGTTATAGACAGTTTTCCTGGGATTATTTCTGGTAGACCGTCATATGAAGGGATAGACGTATTGAACGAACATGATATGTTGCCGTTTACTTCCTTAGGGAATCCTACTAAATTCTGTAATGACTTATTATAAGAACAAGTAAAGTTTCCTCCTATTACCTTAGGTATACCTTTTAAAGTTTTTAACTTCTTGTTGAATGAGCAATAAAACGATCCGTTGACAACAGCAGGTGCTCCTTCGCACGACTCTATCTTTGTTCTAGAGCACTTATAGTTTCCGTCAACAGTTTGAGGAGAATTTGAAAGATCGGTTAAATCGTTCCAAGAGCAATCAAAGTTGCCAGACACATAACCAAACTGCCATGGTATTTTGGTTAATTTTTTATAAGACAAATCAACGTCTCCATCTACATCAATGGTTCCATCTGGATTCTTTCTCCATTTTCCTGTAATTACATCTTCTATTTTTAGTTCAAGTGGTTCTCTTTGAACTCTGTTGAAAACTGCAATTGTAACCCCTAATGAGTTAAACCAACTTTGAACTGATCTGAATGGGAAAGTCTGGTCTTCATCCTCTGAGTCTTCAGCCCATACTCTCACGTCTCTATTTCCTCTGACTTCGACCAACCAATTGCGACCGGTTTCTTTCTCAGTCACAAAGTAAAACGTTTTGCCTTCGATGAACGTCTCATCGTTGTACTTATTGTCTTCGCCTGGTAAAGTAATCGGCCATCCACTAATCTTCCCATTAGTCCAATTTTTACCGGCCTCAATCGCTTGTTCTTTAGTAGAGGCATACTTGACTATAACCTTATCTGTTTCAAGGACTAATACAGGAGCATCCTCGATATTCTCAACATCCGCGTCTAAATTTGAGTCTAATAGATCATCTTCGGTCGAAACCTCTTGTGGCGCCTTAATTGATTCTGGTTCTTTAGAAGAAGGATCTTTTACCTTCACCTCCTCGGAATCCTCAATCAGATAAAAGTTTATGTCTCTTAGGTATGTTTTCATATTAGTTATTTAGTGATACTAGCGTTGTTGCGACTGAAATCTTTGACTCGTCAATTAGAATAATAGAATTATTCTTGGATACCAAATCTACTCCCAATGAGTTTCCTGAGATAGTTAATATGTTACCTGGTACAGTTGAAGGACTAAAGTTTTGGATTTTCACCGTCCCCTCGGTATAATCAATAGACCCAACTTGCTGTATGATAACTTGGGTTGAATTATTAAACCACACTATATTCAATGATCCAGACCCATCATCTGTGATAACACATTGTTTCGTTGAACTTGTCTTTGGATTAAAATATGAGAAAGACGACGAAATAATAGAACCTGACACTAAAGAATTATCAAAGTTCATTGTTATAGCATTCAGTGTATTCGATATAACCGATATATCTTTATGTAATTTGTATTGGGCAGTAGCTGATACAATTGCGTTATCAACTCCAGTAACAACGCTTAATACTTCGGTATTCCATAAATTGGAATCAAACGTTTCTAATGATGACTGATTATAGGACTTCAACGCATCGATTACACCAGATACCAATAACCCGCTTGTTGCATTAGTTATATGTGATTGATATTTTACGCTTATAGAAGGTTCTACGAAAATGTAATCCGGTTCAATAAAAAACGGACTAATACTTGACATCCCCACAGATTTTATCAAGTCTGTTATTGCGGTTTTCACCGATACTGGAATAGACGTTCTATTCTCATATTTTAGTGATACCAATACTTGTCCATATCTGGGAGGGGATATTGTCTCTCCTCCAACTACTCTGATGGTTTCTATTCCTGGAATTTTCTCTAGTATTAATGACTTATAATCGGTTGCTGTCACCGCTCTATTTTGAGTGGTATAAAGACGAGGAGCGAAAAGCTTGATAGAATCAACATCTTCAATATCAGTTCCTCCAAATGGAAACTCAGTGAATCCATTAAACGTGAATGATACGCCTCCTATGTTTGGAAATGTGATTCTAATGTTGTTTGGATTAACTCCTGTAAATGCGCTATTAGCGGCTGCTCCTGAAGTAGAAACGTAACCGATTGATGCCACTGATAAGCAGTCTGGTATATTTCCGCCTGATATTAATGCTCTATTCAGAACAACTTCAAAAAACCCAGATGAATTTTCTTGTAACGAATATACGTTTCCGTATGAGGTGTTTTCTGCAACGCTCTTATCATATTTGTATTCGACACTTGTTTGTAAATCGTCTGAGAACAGAAATACCTTTAAAGTCTTTGTGTCAACTACTTTATCAGGAATTAAGAGTCTAAGTTCACCATTTCCAAAAACTTGGTCTGTTGCTGTTACTTTAGGAAGAGTATATGAAATTGTGTTGTAAGTTCCCTCAACTACCTCTAATGTATTAGCGATTCCTGAGCCAGACGGTATCGAATAATCATCTACAATACAGAAGTTGTACTTTGTTTGATTGTCTATCGTCAATGTGAAAGTAGAACCAATAGGCAATTTTGTTGGAGTTGACGATGTGTTGGTTGTAGTGGTCTTAATTGTACATCTGGATGCTGAGGCCGACTTAGGTGTATAACCAAGCATCTTCGCGTGACTTACTACAGAGCGTCTATCATTCGCTGTATCCAAAAACATCTCATTGGCTAGTAAATGAGCATAGAATGCATTTTGTGAAGTTGAATATGCTAAGAGATCTAATATACGACCCAAGTTAGACCCCTCAAAGTTAAACCCTGAGAATTCCGGGATAGTCTTCAAATAATCAATCAATGACTGTTTATTAGAATCAAAATCTAGACTTGTTAGGTTGATTTGTGGTTTTGCTGTGGTTGCCATATTAGTTGTTTCTATTTACGGTTATTGATAGGAACTGTTGTTCCGCTGAACCGACTATCAAGAATGATATATTTAGTTCTAAGGTATTAGGATTCGTTCTATCAATTGACGCCTCTACATTTATTACTCTAGGTTCATACTTAGATACGACTCTGGTTAAATTATTTTCAAATACACTTTTAATAGCAATCGTGAATCGTTTAAAAAGCATCTGATATGTATCGCCTCCGATATCACTATGAAATGGACATTCGCCTTTATTCAATAAGGCAATATTGCGAACTGAGTCTCTTATGGCGTCTATATCCTTTCTAGTTACTAAGTCATTATTCAATGGATTAGCGGTAAAAGAAAGAGAAATATCCTTAAAAAAAGTGTTGTATTTTGTCTTATTTATAAGGTCTTGGGCCATGGTATTATTTATCTTATGATTGACTATTTTTTTGAATGTGTTATAATCTGGGGTAAATACGTAAACCTCAGGAGACTAATATGGGATTATTCAGTAAATTTGTAAAAACCGCGAAACTGACATGGCATTTGTGGAAGTTGAATTACGATGTGTCACAGACAGATCTAACACAACTAGCAGTCGCCAGGAAAGAACCGGTCGAACCGGAAATGAACTATTCCCCCAGTGACCCAATTGCTGTTTGGTATTTGTGTGGTTGTGTAAAACCAGAGAATAAAGATGAATATGGAGCCGAATATGTCTATATTAAAGAATATTCGGTACTAAGCGACGACAAAAATAATGTAATTCCTATTATATCCGGTCAAGAGTTTACTCCAGCCATCAGTGGAATACAAAGAATTACTGATAAAAATTCAGCTCTAAGCATCAAAAACCATTGGATGGAAAACATCTCCAACACAAAATTCTATAGGGTTTATCTAATGGAATCTCACGCAACAGACTTGGCCCAAGCCATAACATCAAAAGGAAATTAATATGAAGCTAGTAACAGAACTTACAGAAACAGAACAAACAGCATTTACAGAACAGATTGGAAAAGGTATAGAGCAATTCTCCCTTTGGACTCTACCTAATAATCAAACGGTCCTAATCAACTCTAAGACCCAATACCACTATCTTCTAACGGAAAAAGAAGGCAAAGAGTTCCAAAAGAAACTAGCAGGGTTGATTTTCAGAACAATTCGCGATAAGAAGTAATAAAAAAGACCCGATATCGGGTCTTTTTCTTATATATTTTCTGAGTCTTGTGGTGGATGGTGTACATCTCCGTAAAACGGCGGACTTCTATCTTGATTTGGATCTTCGTATGTAGACTCTTTGCGATGGATTGTTGTATCGATACCATCTTTGATGTCTGGTCCAAGAGCAGTTCCAACGGCCTGTACCATTGGCATGTTAGCGATAGCATCTGAAACGTTTATAAACGTTTTTGTAATAACACCTTGTGTAAATACAGGCGGATAAAAATATCCATCTAGAATGAAGTTAAAGGTATAACTTTTTATATCTAATTTACTAAAATCTTGTTCTACGGAATGGGCTCGAGATACTGATGTTAATGTAATAGGAATATCCGAAATAATGTTTAGTTCCGGTATTTCATTAATTTCAACTGTAAATGACGGAGAAAATACATATGCAATCTGCTCCATTATATTCATAACATCTGCGTTATTGGGTGAAGCTATACCGACCTCAAAAAAAAAATTTATACGGCACACGATTTTTCATCATATATGCTCGTCTTTCATTTGTATTTCGTAGCCGTATATTTGCTGTGTTTGGTAATTGTCGAGTGCTATCTTTTTCAAACCCTATTAGGTCATAATACATTCTAGGAAATGATAAAGCTGATATTGGAATATTTTCCAGATTGTCTTGTGTTCGTTTTATGTACCAAGATCTTTTGTTTGAAAAGCTTATGGGTACATGTATTTGATTCACTATATTTCCGGACTTATCTAGTCTAGTCACGTGAATGTCATTAAATAATGTACCCAAGGAAATTACATATTTCCTTATTAAATTATGAGTTTTTATATTTTGAAACATAATAATATTTATGTTTCAATTTTTGTGATTTATAATATCAGATAAATAAAAAATAGGGTTCCGTATAAACTTTATTTTGAACAGAGACAGTAAATGGCGCATCACCGAATACAAAAAGAACGTCCTTATATATCAGCATTAGAAATAATGTATTACGACCGAAATATGTCTTTAGCCCGAATTGGCGCTGTATTTCATACAAGTAAGACAACAGTAAAACGTTGGTTTGACCACTATGATTTGGAAATTCGTGAAGAAAAGATCAGGCATACCATAGCAAAGACCGTAAGAAAAACAACATTAATAACACTGTATGATGTTGATCATGCTTCAAAAATCATAGGGTTCAAGAAAAAAATCAACGAAACATATAACAGATCTCCTGGTATATTATTGAAAGCAAATAAAAAGCGTGTGCAAACTATGCTAACCCGTTATGGCAGAGAATACGCCATGCAAGTCAAAGAATTTATTATAAAAGGTGATGCAACTAAAAGACAACGGTATACATTTCTACCCGGATATAATCGGTCTATTGAATCTATTGAAAAATATAAAGCAACAATACACCATAAATATGGTATAAAAAATATCTCATCTATTGGATCTCCATTTAGAGAAAAGGTTTTTATAAACCAGAAAAAATATTTTGAAACTAATTTAAAGAAATATCCAATAAAGAATTTGCTGCGAGATGAGACATTTTGGTATGAAATGAAAACCGGAAAAACTATCAGTCAATTAGCATCGATATTTAATGTTAATGTCGGAGGGTTGACTAAAGGATTAAATAGACAAGAAAATAAAAAGAGATTTAAAGAATATTATAAATTCACCCCTTCCAAAATACAAGCACACTTATATGATTTGTTGTTAACCATTTCGCCTGAACTACACAAAAACACCAGAAGAATTATTAAGCCATTAGAATTAGACATTTATTCCCCAATTTCTCAAATTGCTATAGAATATAATGGGTCATATTGGCATTCATCCGCTAATAAAATGAATGCATATGATGATGTTGTATATAGACATAAAATTAAAAGCGACCTTTGTCTTGAAAAAAATATTAATCTAATTCATGTATATGAACATTATTATGAAAAAGATCCTAATAGATATGATCAGTTCTTATTAAGTTTCTTTTCTAAATCAACAATAAACGAGAAAGTCAAAATTGAAAATATTAAGGATGACTCTTTTATTGCAAAATATAAAATTCCTGGAGATCTGTTGTGTGGTAAATTATATAAAACCATAAAAGACACTGATAATAACATTATTACGACTGTTTTTTATAGTCTTATTGATGGATGTGCAGTTATAAAAACCATTATAACCGACTTTAAATATTGTATTGGGACTGGTATTAAATATATTGTAGCTGATTTGTTAAAAGACTCCAACAATGTAATAATAGAAATTGTTGGGTATTCGTTGATGAATAAATTATTAGATAATTACAATTATATAATCACTCGTCTAGAGCCAGAATATATGTTTTGGTTAAAGCGAGAACATACTTATATGAGTAAAGAAAAAATTGAAAAAGAATTCTCTCAACAATCAGATGTCGTCGATTTTGAAGATTGGTGTAAAATTAATAAAATTTATAAATTATATGATTCGGGCAAGATCCAAATCAACATAAAAAATAATTAAATTGGTATTGAAGTTGTTGCTATAGTAACGCTTCCGAAGTATGGAATAACGTTATATCTAGTTATTACATTTGGTTCTGAGTATCCTAAAGGAAATACACTACTATTCGGTGTGTAATATGTTACTGGATCTGTGGCCGGAATTACTGGGGCGCCTGTCTTATTTACGACTACTCCAAAGCCGGTATTCAATACCAACCAAATTATAAGAGTCTGGTTATCTGTATGTAAATGAGACCCTAAATAAGGATACGAAACCCCTTGGTCTGGTGGGTTTGTATTAAGAATTGATGAAATAGCCATAGTTTTGTCCTTTGAATATATTTATCTTTATGATAGGATATATACTATTAGGAGGAAGTTAAATGCCAGCATTGCAAACCATTACATATAGAACATCGAATTTTACCCGGATTGTGGTAAAAGAAACGTATGACATGTTCTCGGAACCAGATACGATTGAAGATTCCGGAGAAACTCTATACATCCTTCCAAACCAGATAATACCAGGTTGGAAGAACGTTGTTTTTATGGGTGACAACGGAGAAGAGATACGGGAACTTGTTAAATACAATGAAGTTCCAGAGTCATTTATCCGTGACGGAGTTACATATACTTACGACTTGTGTGATAATATGCCTAACATTACACCTACCGAATATAAGCGTAGGGCGGTCTCTGATGCAAATAACAGTCTAAATAAACCAAAGAATTTTCATCAATTGGAACATATTATTGAAAAGAATCATAAAAAGAAGGCTGATGAAGAATTCTATACTGCGTTAAAAAAAATCAATAAGCGCCAAGGTCGTAAGTCAACAATAATGAAGAATCTAAAATGAGAATAATTAAAAACATATTCAATCTGATTGAAGATTGGTGTTGGAGTGCTAAACAGGTATATATTAAAGATCTTACCAATCATTTTGTGAATTGTACAATTGGCGATGTGAATGGCAAGTTAAAGTTCACTGGTATAGGAGTATCTGAACACCACATCAAAACACCAACCGGATACGCGCCTATTAAAACTGTGTACAAAACAGTTCCTTATACTGTCTACGAAGTTCAAACTGAATCTGGAAAGACTTTGAAGTGTGCTGATAAGCATAAACTGATGTTTAGAGGTAAAGAATTCTACTCTCTAGAATGTAACGATTTTGGTAAGATGGTAGACACCATTTCTGGAGAAGAAGTTATATCCTCTTATAATAGGTTATCTTATAGCGAAGAAATGTATGATATTGAAATAGATGATGAAAACCATGTGTATTACACCAACGGGATTTTATCGCACAATACTACTACAGCAGCGTTGTACATTCTTTGGATGGCGAATTTTATGCCTCACAAGACATGTGCAATTTTGGCAAACAAAGAAGAGACTGCAAAAGAAATCATACGCCGTGTAAAACTGGCATATATGAATATTCCGCGTTGGTTGCAGGCTGGTTTAAAAACGTTCAATGAAAAAACTATTGAATTAGAAAATGGATCTGTTGTGTTCTGCTCTGGTACGTCTATGGCTGCAATCTCAGGTAAATCTGTAGGACTATTGTTTGTTGACGAAGTTGACTTAATTCCAAGAAAATTATGGGAAGGGTTCTATTCTTCAGTATATCCTACAGTTGCGGCATCAACCAAGGCTAAAATTATTCTAAGTTCAACTCCTAAAAACGGTATAGCCGGCCATTGGTACAGAATCTGGACAGATGCTAAACTTGGCAAATCTAATTATAAGCCGTTTAGTATTAAATGGGATGATGTTCCTGGCAGAGATGAGGCTTATAAACAGAAGACTATCAAGGAGCTTGGTAAAGAAGGTAATGGTGAGAAATTATGGGACCAAGAATTCAATTGTAGTTTCCTTACATCATCTGATACGTTGGTTCCATCAGAGGTGCTGAATACTATTGGTGCTACATCTCCTATATCATCAAACCATAATTCAAAGGCATTCAAAGAACCTGAACCGGGAAAACGTTATATCATATCATGTGATATTGGTACTGGTAAAGGAATGGATTATTCAGTTGCTCAAGTCATTGATGTTACCCAAGTTCCGTATGAAGTTGTATATACATATAGAGATAATCAAACTAATACGGTGAATTTCGCTCAGGAATTAAACGAACTTGGTTATAAGTATAACAACGCGTATATTCTAATTGAAAACAATGTCAGAGGAGTTGGAGAAGTGTTGACTGAAGAATATGACTATGAGAATCTATTCTGGTCATATCCTAATGGTAGAGCCGGACAATATCTAACATTCGGGCGGACTGATAATAGGGGATCTGATTATGGCGTAAGAATGAGTGGTCCAATTAAATTAACCGGAGGCAATAACATGGTTATGATGTTGTCTAATGGAACTTTGATTTTAAATGATGCTGACACAGTTGAGGAACTAAGTTCGTTCGTAAAGAAAGCCAAAGGAACATATGCGGCCATGCAAGGCACATCTGATGATCTTGTCATGCCTATTCTAATGGCGTGTTGGGCATTTACTCAAGAATCGTTTAAGGAATATGCTTTGGTGAATGCTAGTAGATTATTTACTAAGTTCGATCCAAATAGAGAACCATTGAAACCTAAAACTGGACTTGGTCTAAGGCCAAATATGATTAGATATTCATATGATCCTAATGAGAAACCTAAGTCTAGACAGGAAATATCTGATGGGTGTATCTGGACAGTAACCCCTTGGAGATAAGAAAAAAGACCCGAAACCGGGTCTTTTCTTTTTGAACTATTTTTAAATTACTTCTGAAGGGATCTTACTGCTTCTAGAAGTGTCTGGATTGAAGCTTCGGCATCTTCCCTTAACATCTTCTTGCCCTTCTTCTTGATGACTTTCTTGCCCTTCTTCTTGATGACTTTCTTAGACTTCTTACCTTCGGTTACCATGTCATCAGCTGATTCTTCTTCCTCTTCTTCGCCGGAGGCTTCTTCACCGCCAAGGTCGTCTGAGAAATCTAGATCGCCAGCACCTTCTTCTGAATCTTCGGATTTGGATTCATCTGATTCCGGAGCATTTACTTCGTCTTTCTTTTCGACATTATCGGATTCTTTGTCTGCTTCCTTTTCATCCTTTACCTCTTCCTTAGCGTCAGACTTAATCTTCTTTATTTCTTTCTTGAAGTGGTCTACTAGGAAGTCCTCGATCGTTGCTTTGAACAAGCGAGAATCAACACTTTCTGGTTTTTTATCAACAATGTCAATAAAAAGGTCTTTTAATGCGTTCAAATCTGACGGCACGAGATCTTTGACGGCCTTCGGAATATCATCATTGGAAAATTTACCTCGTTTGATGAGTACCTTTAAATCGCTCATAATCTCTTCTTGTATTTTATCTAATGTCATTATTAACCCCTTAAGTAAGTATTCTTTTATATTTATCTGTTAAATTATTCATTAAGTTATCCAATCTTCTTTTTAATCGCTCCAGATAAATATTCATATGAAAACAATCAAATTTAAAACCGATTTTTATAAATCAATTTATCCTAGATTAGTTTACAATAGCAGCCATTTGTGATGGGCTGATAGCACTCCAATATGCGCTAGGAATCGCATCCAATTGAGTCGGGGACATTGATCCCAGCTGACTTGGAAGTAAACTTTGGACCTGTAGCATAGTTAGAGATGCAACTTGTGAATTGGTCAACCATGCAATCTGCTGGTTGGTTAGGGCTTGTAACTGAGAAATTGTAATTGCCTGTAATTGTGATGTACTTAACGCATTCAACTGTTGCTGGTTGAATGAAGTGATCTGAGTATTGCTCAATGCCCCGATCTGACTTACGGATAACACATTCACTTGGCTTGGTGTCATAGATTGAATGTTTGCTATTGGGATGGATTGGATCTGGGCGTTGGTTAGAGCCATTACCATCTGAGTTGTAAATACAGCAAATTGACCTGGTAGGAACTCTGAAATTTGACTTGGTGTTAGGTTTGGAACCATCGAAACCGGAATGGCAACAATCTGTGAATTTGTCATAGACTGTAATTGACCTTGGCTTACAACCAACCATTGAGTTGCAGTCAAAGCTGCAATTTGACTTGGAAGAAGACTTGGCCATGATGATACTGGAATTGCCTGAATCTGAATCTGGCTGAAACCAGGGATCTGAACTGCACTGAATGAAGTCAGCTGCTGGTTGCTTAGAGCGCCAATCTGAGATATGCTTAGATAAGAGCATTGATTTGCACTTAGGGTTGCAACTCTATTTGGAATGATCTGAGATAACTGAACGTTACTCATTGCCTGCAATTGAGCCTGAGATAGATTAGATAGAACGGTATCACTTAGCGCTAGAAGTTGAGCGTTTGTCATCTGGCCAACTTGTGATGCACTAATACCAGACCACTGTGAGACCGTTAGGCCAACAATAGCCGAAGGAGCAATCCAGCTGAACTGAGTTGGAGATAGCCATCCTAGTTGTGTGTTTGACCATGCGGCCCACTGTGGGCTTGTAAAGGCTACTACTTGATTCTGAGTTAAGTTCTGAATCTGAGTCTGAGTGAAGTTTTGAATCTGTTGAGTAGTAAATACAGCAATCTGCTGAGGAGTTGTAGTGGGGCTTAGAATTGGTGAGAACCAACTCAACTGGGTTGCGGTGAAGTAACCTAGTTGTTGACCAGTAAATGCAGCATATTGCTCTGGGGTAAAGGCCGCAATCTGACTCATGCTTAACACAGCAATCTGAGCCGATGTGAACCCTGGGATTGCTGTTGCTGAGATACTGCCGATTCTGTTGGACGGAATTGAACCAACCTGAGTTGAACTCAATGCGCCAATCTGAACCGAATTAAAGGCCGCCCATTGGTTGTTTAAGAATGCTCCTATGGCTGCTGTTGATAGGCTCTGAAGTTGTTGATTTGTTAACCCAGAGATGGAATTTGGGTTAATAGAAGCCAATTGGTCAGAACTCATGCTCTGAAGTGTAATAATGCTGATGTTACTGATATCAGCAGCGCTTAAACCATTAATTTGAGGGAATGGAACTGACATATGGTGTTATCCTTTAAAAGTATACTTATATTTATCTTTTTGACTTCTAAGCCTACAAACCCGTATACAATAAAAAAGAGGCGCAAAGCCTCTTTTTTAAAGTTTTACTTAGTCTTATGCCTGGTCAAAGTTGACTGTTGGACCAACTGCGGTGAATGTTAGCTGTACCCAGCGTATCGTATATAGAGGTTTGATCTTAATATTCGCAGCGAATTCGTGATTCTGAATGACTTGCGGTGTGTTATTAGACTCATCGCATACTATTTGGTAGTCTTCAAGACCGCGCTTGCTCTTAATGTCGTTTAGGAACGGTATGATAGCGTTTAGGAATTCCTGACGGCTAATAGCATCGTTGAAGTCGAACATCTTGAACTTAGCATATTGGCGAATCTGCTCTTCAACAACAATGAATAGTTTACGGATACTTACTTGATTGAATGCCGAAGCGGCGGTCAATAGGGTTGTATCGCCTAGTAGAATCACCCCATTTGAAGGTTCGGAAATTACTGGGTTTACACCGGCTGGGAATAATAGGTCACGCTGTGAAATGTTTGGGTTATATGCCAAGCGTAGGACGTTCTTATAGATACCGCGAATGTAACCACTGAATGCGAACCAAGGCTGTAGATTGCTATCAACTTGGGCGGATAGACCAGCAGTCTGACCGCATAGTGGTACCCAGATATTACGATCGGTGTAACGGTCATACTTCAAGTACCATCCGCCATCTAGGAAACCATATGACGATGGGGTGTTTAGAGTATTCTTAGTCCAATTTACAACGTTCTTAACGATCTTATTTTGATCGGTTAATCCTACTTGAGTAGATGCTTCTGGAGTTAGGAATACAATGCAGTCCTGACGCTTTTCGCAGAAACTGATTAGGAACTTGGCTAGTATAACGTCTGCTGCTCCACCAATGATCTGACGTATTGTCAACTGTTCACGCTGGAAGTTTGCATCTAGAACATCTTCATAATCGCCTACTGATGGGGTACTTCCATCGTAACCATTAGTTAGAGGAGCGGTGAAGCCGTTCGTCATGCCTCCGGCTACGTTATTTGACGCAACAGTTGACACGTGAGTTAGATCTGCTACGGTCGGAATATCAACTAGAAGATCGATACCCCATCCACCAAACTTCTCACCGTTGGAATCTAATAGAGTACCAGACTGTACAACCTGAGGAATTAGAACGGTGAATAATGCTTGTGCAGCTGAAGCGAATAGATCGGTTGAAGTTGCGGCTGTAGTTAGTCTGAAATACTGGTTTGTAGAAGAGACGTAACAAACATCGTTTATACCAGTTGCTATCACCTGAGCATAGCCTTCGCCCGTTGTTAGAACCTGAGTCCACTGATATAGGCCGTTAGCGGCGATAGTTGGATCTAATGGGTTCTGGGCTGTTAATAGGAAGTAATCTCCGTTTGCTACGGTGTTTCCTGCTACTGTGATAGGTGCAACGAACGGACCAGCATAGTCATTTACTGAAGTTACTAGAAGGGTTTCCGAAGCAACTCCAACATACTTAGCTGTTGGTTGAGTTGGGGATGGAGTACCGTACGCTACGGGGTCATTGAATGCCCATACGTATTCTGAACGTGAATTGATCACATCCTTCCAGTAAATCTTCTCATTACCATCGTTTGTAGAATTGGCTAACTTAGAAACGAACTCAAAACGCTCTAGAATGGTTCCGGTTGCGCCTGAGATTTCGCCAGTTGTATCTACTACAACTATATGGAAAAGGTCACGGATTCCTGCAAACCCACGATTTATGGCGTAAGACGATGTGCCGGTGTATGCGTCTAATGGTTGAACTAGTGTTTCAATGTTTGAAAGTTTGAAACCAACCCCAGTTAGGGTTACGTTTGATGCGAAGTGGTCAACGATTGCTACTGCAACGTTATTACCATACTTACCTGGGTAACGAGCAACGAAGATTGGGTTGATGTTTGCGGTGTTTCCCTTTAGGGTAGCACCGGCGTTAATCAACGCCTCAGCCTTGGCATCGTTTGGTAGATAGATGTGGTTACCGACTGCGACAAAAACCTTACCAGACGCTGCTACTGTTGGTCCAACAGCATCTACTACGACTAGGTTGTTAAGAGTAGTTAGATCTGCTACTGATAGAGAGTCTACATCAAGGGTTAGAACGCTATTATCAGCATCCCAAGAAGTGATATCAACACCTTGTAGGGCGGGAACCGAACCAACATTTACAGTAGTCACGTTGTCAAAGTCGCCTGCTACGTTTGTTAGAACGAGTGAGATTAGAGACTGGCTATTGTCCACAGCGTTTCTTGCAGTCGCTGAGTCTACAACGCGAGATGCATATAGAGAATTCGCATACTGTAGAAAGTCAGAACCGGTATGCCAAGTTGTAGCATTGCTCTTGGTTGGTTTACCATAATACTGAACCAATTGTAGTTCATTAGAAATGATGGTAGGATCTCCTACTGGACCCCATTTGAAGTTGG